TGATGATGGTTGGGATTTAGGATTCTGTATAAATAAAGAAATAGATAGCAAGAAATTAATACAAGAAATATCTCAATCAAGCAAATCATTCCCAACCTTTTCAAATGATAGATTAAAATTCATTACTATAAAAAGCACTTATGATGGAACTGAAGATATAAATACTATTAAAAGTGCTGAAGTTATTAAATATAATTTTTCAAGAACTAAGATAGAAGATGTTAAAACTCAGATTGAAGTTAAGCATAAATATGATTATGGATTAAAGAATCATATAGAAACTACTGGTGAAATAAAGATTAATGAACATTATGTAGTGAATAATGCTTATTGGCTCACAGGAACTTATGGTGATTTGTTGGGAGGAAATCTTATATTGAATAATTATTATGGAATTAAAAGAACTGATACTGCAATAGATCATATAGATACATTCTTAACAGTTGAAAATGATTATATAAGAGAGTCAGGCTTGGCTGAGAGGTTTGCTAGATATTTATTATACTGGCACATGAATCAGCACAATATTGTTGAACTCACATTACCTTTAAAGTATTTTGCTCTAGAGATTGGAGATTTAATTGAGTTTGATGATATGATATTAGGCAAAAAAGTATATGGGGAAAATTATTCAAGAACTGGAGTTGATTTTGATATGCCTTTTAGATGTGGTCAATATATCTTGCCTTTGTTTATGGTTACAGAAACTAGCAAAAGCATAAAAGATATTAAAATTAAAGCCATACAGCTACATAACATGACTACTGGAGAATTAAATTATAAAGGGGAGGTATATCCATCAATAGATGAATCAGATGTAAATCCACAAGATTTTCCTACTGATATTCCTGAAGATGAAGAAATAATTGTTTATCCTGAAGGGGATTTGAATCAAGATGGTATTGTAAATGTGTTAGATGCTATACTCTTAATTCAGATAATATTATATGGTGACCAAGAAGGTGGAAATTCAAATGATTTAATTGATTCCTTAGATGATATGTTAGATGAATAAAACAGATTTAATAAATAGAAAAAATTTACCTGTAGCCAGTACAGGAACTCTCAAATATGGGAGAGGAGATGTTATCTTTGAAACCAATGGAGAGATAGCAGTCTTTGAAATTGGTTATATTGGAGCAGTAAGAGGGTTTAAAAAATTAGGAAAGGGTTGGATTATAAAAGCATCTAGTAGTAAGATAATTATATTCAGCACAGCACAAGTAGAATTATCAGAATTATTATTTACCTATATTGGAGAATTAAAGATAACTAGCTGTAAATGTACTTGCTGGGATAAAACAAAATTTCATGCTAGAGTTCAGAACTTAAATAGAAATGATTGGAATATAAATTATGGTGAGTGGGGATCTGATGCTAGGAAATATGAAGAAATAGAAACACAAAAGATAATTAGAAGAAAGGTGAGAAAAACATTATTTTAGGAGAAAGAAATGGCTAAAAGACAAGTTGGCAAATGTAGATTTTATGCAGATATTCCAAGTTACTTAAAAATATTGGGAAGCTATGGTGGATCAGAAGGATTTTATACAGAAGAAGAAGGAGCTGATGTGGTTGATGCTTTTCCTTTAGATAATCCTGAAAATGTTTGGCAAATGAATCCCTCTCAAACTACAACCTATGAAGTTCCTAATATTGGTTTTCCATATTGGAAATTTTGGATAAATACTCAGCTTGGATTGTCAGATGAGGAACTATTAGCATTGCCTCAAAATAGAGAACTTGCTGAACTTATAACCAACATTCCTTCAAGCACATCTTCAGGTTTATATGCAGGGATTCTAGGGCATAATATTGGAACTAATGCTGCAAATGCATTGCCACAAATAACTGTTGGAGGATATGAAATAATTGAGGGTTCAGTAGATTTTGGAGAAGATGGTACTGAGGGAACTGGAGATGATATAATAACTGAAGAATCCACAACACTTCAACTTGCTAATGGTGTAAATAGTTTTAATGAAATTGTTAATTTTCCTGCAGAAGACTCTCTCATTGAACATAATGGATATTCTTTAATTGATATAACAGGCTTTGAGTATAATGTTAATCATGTTTTTAATATTGGATTTAATGTAAATGTTGGAGATGTTGATGAAGTTGATATAGGAGCATTTACTTTTGGGCGTTGGTTCGAACCTGAACATGCCTTTGACATTAAAGCAACTATAGACCATAGCTATGATGGTGTTAAGCTACAAAATACTATAGGAGGAAGCACTTTATCTAATATTAGCTATCTAGGGCAAAATAATTGGGGAAACCTTCCTGCATGGACATTAGAAAAACAAGAAGGACATGATTATAATATTGGAGCAAACAGGGCAAGAAGAAGCTGGAAAGTAGGACTTAGCTATTTAACTGATGATAATCTTTTTGATAAAGCAGGAAATGAAAATAAATTCTTTACTTGGACAGATCAAGTAGATGGAGAAGATGGAGATCCTGAATATGTATTTGATAGCAGTTTATCCTCATTTTTCAAGCTCAGCTTAATGGGCAAACTACCTTTTATCTTCTGCCCTGATTCAAGTGCTGATGATTTAGAATTTGCATTATGTAGAATTACCAACAAACCTTCCTTCAAGCAGGTAGCGAACAACCTGTTTTCAACCTCCCTCGTAATAACAGAAACTTACTAATATAAATAAGATAATAGCACACATTAAAGGCTCTTAATTGAGCCTTTTGTGTTACTAGATATATATTTGTTATATTAATTTCTCCTTATAAATAAAAGAAAAGTTGCTTTTAATGTATATTTATAGTTATATTTAGGGAGGTTAGGGTTAATTAAATAAATGGAGATTAAAAACATGAATACAAAAGAAAATAAATATACAAAATCAAAAGAAATAATAACTAACTCAAAATTCACTTTAAAAGGTGTGAAAACATTTTTAGGTAGAGAAGGTTATGGAGTAAATGCTACTTTATATTATGAAGGTAAAAAGGTTGCATTTTTGTTAGATAGTGGTAATGGTGGAGAGTTAAGTGTAGATTGGGAAAGTAAGTATGATAGGAAAAAAGAGGAATTTATAAGAATACCTATAGTTGAAGAAGCTAAATTATATAGAGATACTCTTATTAATTCTTTACCAAAAACTACTTGGGGAGATTTAAGCGAAGCTAGGGGAGAAAAATCTATAATAGATTCTAAAGATGACTACACTTGGGATACTGAGGCTATTATGAATACTTTAGTAGATTATGAATTAGATAATAAAGAGTGGAAAAAGAACTTGAGAAATCTTTGCATATTTAAAACTAAAGAAAAACAAATAATCAAGTTTAGGACAAAAGTAAAAGATTTTAATAATATTACCAATACAAAGAAATATGGTAGTATTAAAGTAATAGAGTATTTTGAGAAAGAATATAAAGATTGTGTAATACTTAATCTTCTACCTCAGAATAAGGCTTTTGAGTATTTTGTTAAATATATTAAATAGGTTAATGAAATAAATAAACTTCTTTGGCACATAGAAGGTAGAGGATAGCTTAAGGTGATACCAATCCAATACAAAAATGTGCCAATAATTTGAAAGGTTAAATAAATAATAAAATGGAGATTAAAAAATGAAGAAAGTAAAATTATTAGTAATAGCAAAAGATTATAATGGTCATAAAGATATATTATTTATGATGAATGAAAATGATAGCAGAATTACTGAAAATGGTAAATCAAATAATGGCAACTATGAGATTTTAGATTATGGTGATTTTGAAAATAATATATTGACAGTAAGTGATAATGTTAAATATAAAGTGTTTGAAGATTGGAGTGTAAAGGAAATATAAATAGGGAGAAAACAATGAGAGAAAAAATCACTAGCATAATATTTTATATATGTCAGTTATACTTGATTTATCTATTAATTATGGAACTTTTAAAATAAGGAAGGAGAATACATGAGTGAATATTATTTAAGAGTAGATGAACATACTCCAATGCTTTTAAAGGCTTTGATTAGATATGGACCTTATAGGCAGAATTATTATGCTAAAGAATTAGGGATTAAGCCTAGCAATTTATCATCTTACTTGAATGGAAAAAAGAAGATGTCAAAAGAATTATGTGGTAATTTGTTGGGGTTATTAGGATTCAATCCTTCATACCCATATATACACATAGAAAACAATTTAAGATTTACAAATAAATAAACAAAGGAGGGCATTATGCCTGTAAAAATACATGGGAAAGATTACACAACTTGTGCAGAAAGATTAGCAACTTTTCACAAGAGATTTAAAGACCAAACTAAATCAATTATCACAGAGATTATTCAATTCAAAGATGGTATTGTTGTAGTGAAGGCAGTAGTCAAGGTTGGTGAGGAAGTTTATGTTGGTCATGCTTATGAAGAAATAGGCTCAACACAGATTAATACTACAAGTGCTTTGGAGAATGGAGAAACAAGTGCAATTTCTAGGGCAATGAAATTCTGCTTAGGTGATGTTGATATATCTAATGAGATAGCTAGTGCAGAAGAAGTGGCTACTGCTATAAATAAGCAACAAAATGCACCCTCTAAGCCTGAAAAAGTTGATTTGAGTGGTGATGGTTGGAGAGATGAGCCTATTGGCTTTAAAAAGGGAAAAAATGAAGGCAAGAGTTATAGAGAAGTAGATGAGGAAACTCTTGTGTGGATCATAAATGATTGTAAGGTTGAAACTTGGAAGCAGAAAGCAGTTGCAGAAATGAAGCTAAGAGAAAATAAACCACAGGAAGCTGCTACAGAAGAAGCAGATGAATTGTTTGCATAATGAGTAAGAAAGAAGAACTGCATATCTTGTGGGGATTAGTGACAAGAATCAATAATATGGTCTTTGGATACCAACCAAGAGGAA